GTGCATGCAATACGCACAGCAGGGGATTCGAGACCATCTTTACAAGGTCATCGAGTCACACTGGATCACTGGAGGTCACATTAATTTTAGTGACCAATCCAGGAACCAGAGCTTAGCGATGGCTTCCTCTGTCGACGGTCGGTTAGCAACGATCGACCTCTCTGATGCAAGCGATCGTGTTCCGCATGGTCTTGCTATGGGAATGTTTCGCTTGGTGCCGGACTTGTCTGGCGCCATTGAGGCATGTCGTTCACGGTCGGCGCGACTTCCTGATGGAAGGATTATTCCTTCTCTAAAGAAGTTTGCGTCGATGGGTTCTGCTCTGTGTTTTCCAGTTGAGGCGATGTATTTCTACACGATATGTGTAGTAGCCTTGCTGGAATTTCACCATCTTCCAGTATCTTTCCGCAACATCTTCGCGGTGTCGCGAGAGATATACGTCTACGGGGATGATATTTTGGTCCCCTCGACTACAGCAGAATTCGTTCTGGATAAGCTGCGTAAATACAACTGCAGCGTAAATCAAAACAAAAGTTTCTGGAAGGGAAAGTTCCGGGAATCATGTGGCGAGGAAGTCTACAACGGACATCGGGTTACACCCGTATACGTTCGTAAAACTATCCCTAGGACGAAGCGCGACTACGCCAGCCTTGTGTCTTGGTCAGCAACGGGTAACCTTCTTTTTAAGAAAGGTTATTTCACCGCTGCTGAGTTCTTGCACAAAACATGCGAGGGCATTCTCGGAATTTATCCCGAGGTATCCGAGCGCTCGGCCGGTTTAGGGCGTATCTATAGACTTCGTACCATTAGACCTCGGAAGAGGTTTAATCGGAAGATCCAGCGCCTTGAGATATTGGCGTGGACCGTGAAGCCAGTGTATCGTCAAGATCCACTGGATGGGTATGCCGCGCTCTCTAAGTCACTCCTCTCTTTGGGGGCTTCACAACCCTCATCTGATTGGTGTAACCTAGAGTCGTTTTCCAGAGGAGTTTTTACTTTTCCTAAGGATAAGCGACATTTGGAGCGATC